ACCCGTTGTGTTTGATACTAAAGCACCATCTCCAGCGGCAAAGTTTGAGGTTATAGCACCTGCACCATACGAACCCCTGAGAGCAAATGCGCCTGTGATTGTGAATTCTGTAATAGCGCCAATCCCCGCACTATCTATTTTACTAATCGCCATTTTAATATCTCATTAAATTAAAAACTATATTATTTATACTATTTACTTTTTAAATATTATGTAGTATAATATATCTTATTTATTAGGAAAAACTATGACTACTTGGCGCAAAGAGATATTGAAAAGGATGATAGAAAATGAAGATAAGGATGTCAAAAATTATGTTTGCACTTTAACTGAAGAAGAATTAGATATCGAGTTTGAGGAAGGTTTTGGATGGCCAGAAGGATTACCATTTACATTATGGACTACTTGGCATGTTTACTTCCCATGTGTATATGATGGTAAAGAATGGAGTGGGTCAGTTTATAGAAATCCCACAAGGATTGCAACAGAACATCAAGGTGGTTATTAATGAAAACATTAGAAGCAATAATTAGAGGTTATATTTTATTTGATGTAAATGGTAAAAGGTGTTTACGGTATAATACAGCTCTTAGTTGTAGAAAAAATACAATAGGGGCAGTTTATTTCAAAGGATACCATATATTTAAAGGTTGGATTGGATTTTTTGAGAGGTTTGAATAATGAGTGGAGGATTTTTTAATCATAGTCAATATACCCTAGACCAAATTGTCACGGATATTGAAGATGAAATATATTATAATGATTCAAAAGAAGTTAATGAATACAATGATAAACGAGGTAACGGCTTCAGTGAAGAAACTATGCAAGAATTCAAATTGGCAGTATGGTATCTAAAACAAGCATTTGTTTATACACAGCGAGTGGATTGGTTACTCTCTGGGGACGACGGCGAAGAAACATTTCATGAAAGATTGAAAAAAGATTTGGAGAAATTAAAATGAACAATAGATTATTAGAACTTGCCCAAGAAGCAGAACAATCAGCCAATCTAGGTAATGCAATTGATATAAAATTAATGATGAAGAATTATGCTCAATTGATTATCCAAGAATGTGTTGACACAATTATGAATGATACCGATAGGTATAGAAAAGAATACTTTGCTGGACTTTTGAAAGAACATTTTGGAGATGAAGAATGTAGTATTTGTGAAACAACTGAAAATGTAAAATATGTTGGTGGGTATCAACCGTATCTATGTGGTTCTGTTGATTGTATTCCATTTTGAGGATATGAAAATGAGTGAACAAGCAAGAGGTAGGCAATTCTTAACTGAAGTCTATGAATTTGGTCCAGATAATGATTTGATAATTAAACTTCCCGATGAACTAATGGAAGAATTGAAATGGTTTGATGGTGATAAGATAACTTGGATAGATAACAATGATGGGTCGTTTTCGTTGAGGAAAACCAATGAGTGAAATTAATAGAAAAATGGCAACTGTACAACGAGTTGCTGAAGTTAAATCAATCGACGGTGCCGATTTAATTTGTGCTTATAAAATAAATGGTTGGTGGGTTGTTGACCAAGTTGGTAAATATCAAGTTGGTGATCTAACAATCTATTGTGAGATTGATTCTTGGATCCCTAACACTATTGCACCGTTTTTATCTAAAGGAAAAGAGCCAAGAGAGTATTTTGGTGTTAAAGGTGAACGTTTACGTACTATTAGATTAAAAGGTCAATTATCACAGGGATTGTTATTACCGTATGCAATACCAGCATTTGAAGAGTGGAAAGAAAGCGATGATATTTCTGAATTACTAGATATTCAGAAATGGGAAGCTCCAGTTAATGCTCAACTTGCTGGCATAATGAAAGGAAATTGGCCACACTTTATACAAAAGACTGATCAGGAACGTATTCAAAATATTCAACAAGAAGTTACCAATGCATTTAATAATAAAGACGAATTTGAAGTTACTGTTAAATTAGATGGATCATCTTGTACCGTTTATTATAATAACGGTGAAGTTGGTGTTTGTTCGAGAAATATTGATTTAAAACTTGAGCAAGAAGGTAATGCCTTCGTTGATATCGCAAAGAAAACTGGATTAATAGAAACTCTACCCAAATTAAATAGGAATATTGCAATACAAGGGGAACTTATGGGTCCTGGTATTCAAGGAAATAAAGAAGACTTTAGAGAAAATAGACTTTTTGTTTTTGATATTTACGATATTGATAATCAATGTTATTTTTCAGTTACTGATAGAATGGATATATTTAGAGAATTAATTGCTCTCGGTGGATGCATGGATTTAGAACTAACTCCACTTGACCAGAATCATTTTATCACTTTACCAACAGACAACATTGATGAATTGTTAAAAATGGCAGAAGGTACCTCCATCAATGCTAAAGTGCGGGAAGGTATTGTATTCAAAAGAGTTGATGGTAAATTCTCCTTTAAAATTATTAATAATGAATTCTTGCTTAAGGATAAATGATGCGTAAAATTATATTTTTAGATATTGATGGGGTATTAAATCATCAACAAGCATATGCAGATGGCGATTGTGGTTATGATTTTAATGAGAAATATGAAAAATTCTCAGTTGTTAGCAAAACTCTACTAAACATATTAATTGAACAAACAGGTGCAGAAGTTGTTATTAGCTCTACTTGGACAGGTGAAGGATTAGAAAGAATGCAAGAGCTGTGGAAACTTGAAGGAATGTCAGGATCTATTACTGGCATTACTCCACATTTATCAATTAAAGGGTTTGGTTATACACCTAGGGGATGCGAGATAGATTGTTATCTCAGAGAGCAAAGTTTCTACCATATCAATTGGTCTGCCGAAGGACAACGTGAAGTTATGGTCAAATCAAACATTGCTAATTACATTATTATTGATGATGATGATAGTGATATGTTATATGGACAACGAAATCATTTCGTACATACTATGCCAGCACCAAGAAACCTATCTGGATTTAATGAAAAGTATTATAGAGAAGCACTAAGAATGTTATCAACTGATGTTATAGGATTAAATTATGTTGAATAATGATATGATTAAAGGTTTCGCAGATACCGCAATTGTCCACTTAGTTATAGCATTAAGTGATTACAATAGAGGTAATCCGGCACAAGCAGAGGAAGAGATTGCTGAAGCAATTGTTGTATTAAATCACATAGCAAGACGAGAAAACTTTGCTTCTGTTGAGTTGGATAATATCTTTAAGAATTGCCAAAATATGGTATTGGATAAATTATGAAATACAGAAAGAGACCAGTAGTGATTGATGCATATAGTGAAGAAGAATTTGCAAAGATGGTTGAGAAAGGAACAAAAGCGTGGGAAGGTGTTCCAGATGATTGGGTTGATAACTTACGGGGTAATGATATGGAAACACAATTAGTATTAGTAGACTGTATTCAAACATATCGTACTAGATATGTGGTTGAAGTTCCTACAGGTCATTCAAGTTGGGCATTGGATACTGTATCTTGCGATGAAGCAAAAGAGTTTTCTCAATTATCACTGGGTGAAACTATTGTATCTCATAGAGTAGTATCTAAAGAAGAAGTATTGAAACTCTGCGACCAAGATAACGAAGACTTTTCTTCTTGGACTGATGAACAAAAATTTGATGTATTTGTCACATCCACTGACAACGACCTTATGGAGTATTAACATGCAAAGATATGATCAACAATTTGGTGGTTTAGGTCCAATGATAAAATCTGATGACGGGTATTGGATTAAGAATGAAGATGCTGAAAGTGTCTTACATTGGAACGAGCAATCTTTATTTGATGTTATCAAAGAACGCAATGAAGAAGTTGCCATATACCAAGAAGAAATAGCACAAATGCAACAAGATTTTCAAAATTTTGCTGATGATTGTGAGGAAGATATATTAGAACTCCAATTGAGGAATGATAAGTTGTTCAGTTTGTTAGTTATATCAACCACATTAAATCTTATGGTGATAACTGCTATAGCATTAATTAAGGTAGGAATATTATGAAAAGATATAAATCTGGTTTTGCTGGCATGCAAGAATCTGAAGAAGGCAAATGGATCCAGTATTTCTATTTTGCGTCTGAACAAGAACGAGCCGAAAGATATTTAATGATGTTGAAAGACCAAAGCACTCAACTAAGTTTATTAAAAGAAAAACTTTTGAACCTAACTGAAACTAATATACAATGTGAAGAGGCAATTAATAAAATAGAAATTCAAAAAAATAAATTAAAAGTTTCTAAATCTGAAAATCTGAAATTTGATTTATTCGTTACATCTATCACTCTAAACATAGTATGTTTATTATCAATTATTGTGTATTTAACAAAATAAAACGTTTACATTCCCTGAGATAATGTTATAATAGACACATAAATTAATTAAAGAGGATATAAAAATGAAAGGTTCTATTAGATTTATCATGGGATTTATTATGATTTTTGGTGCAGTAGGTGCAGTTGAAAATTCACCATACATTAATGGAATTGTTCCTTTATTTTGGGGAACTTTAGGGTTTGTAATGCTGTATTGGGGTGTTACTACTATAAGGAAAAACTAATGTATATATTATTAATTGTGTTGTTTACGGGGCAAATACAAATATATGAATATCCTAGTGCAGCAGATTGTGAATCAGGGTTGATTCAAAAAACCGATGTAGGTAACTACAAAAATATTAAAACCGCCGTATGTGTTAATACAGAAGAGGTAAAATGAAGAGATTTTTAATAACGATAACAGATTTAATGGTTCTATCATTATCAACAGTGTTTTTTATTACATTGTTTATGACCGGTGAAATTTTGATTATGTCTGTAATGGGGATTTTTGTATTAGGGTCTGTGTATGCATATTATAGATCTAGAAAGAAATATCTATATGGATGTTGCTGTTAATTGGAGATATAAAGTGGTGATAAAAACAATTTATGTAGACATGGATGGCGTCTTATGTGATTTTAAGAAACGGTTCTATGAATTATATAAAGATGTTCCTGAAGTAGATTACCCAAGCAAAGGTAAAGAAAAGAAAGAATACAAAAAGAGATTTGATGAGTTTGTTAAGGATGGTCATTTTGCTACTTTAGAACCTATGCCAGACTATATCAAAGCAAGCCATTTCTTTTGGTGCTTTGGTGAAAAGTTTAGTATCAAGATATTATCATCTAGCGCTAGTGAAAAATATCTTGAGGAAATATCTAAGCAAAAAGAAAGTTGGTTGGCAGAGTGGGAAGTTACATATCCTGCTATTTTTGTTGCTGGTAAGAAACTGAAAAAAGAATATGCTACCCCTGATAGTTTGCTGATTGATGATACTTTAATTAACGTCTTAGAATGGAGAGATAGAGGAGGACTCGCTATTCTGCATAAAACTTGGGCAGAAACACTTATTGAATTTATGGAAATTATTTATGAATGAAATGACTAAAGAAGAAAAAGAAGTGTATGCTATTTTATTAAATCAAATAGCTACCAATGTTACCAGTTATCATATAGCAAGATTAAGGGATTTCGTTGAGGTAGTTAAT